CGAGCTCGTCTTTTCTCTCTTCCTTCTCCGACTGTGCCTCGTAGGCATCATCAGGTTTAAGACGGTAAGCGGCATATTTACTCCCACGGAAGAGAAAGTTAAAGGGAATATCACGCTCACGAAGAAAATTTTTAACAGCTTCAAATTCACTAATAAGCATCACCTCGTTTCCGACTTAATGATAACACAATCATAATACCTTGTCAAGCTTCCTACCAAGAAAATGCTTATACTTACCTTCCTGAACACGGCAGCGGTCAACCAAACGCTCAAAAGTGTTGTTCTCCAAGCTATGAAGCATCTTCTCAATACGGTTATTACGAATATATTCCATCCAGTGAGGATGCGTTTCGTCAAATTTTTTATCGTAATAACGAGGAGGACGCATCTTTTTGCCGTTGATAACAACATAATCATTGGCATAGCATTCTTCACCATGATCTTCGAGCCATTTAGCACCTATGCCAGGGCGATTGGAAGCAACCATGAATTCAGGAATGCGGCCTTTATAGTGGGAAGGAGCGTCTTTACCTGTCTGTTTTTTAACTATATAGCGAGCGACATAGGCAGCAGAATCAAAGCTAAACTCACCAATAAGATGCATACCGTATTTCCATACTTTGGCAAAACGAGAAGAAGTATAAGTATTATAACCGTCTGTACGGAACCGAAAAATTTTGTCATCAAAATCAATATTAAACAAAATGTAATGATAATGGGGACGGCCATGAAGTTCACCATATTCACCACAGCCAAGAAAGCGAATACCACTACCATACTCACGGCGAAGATTCTTCATAAATGTCTGATGAAATTTCTTACTCAAACTTTTATCACATGGCAAATGATAATCATCGAAAGTGCAAGTAACGAAATAAGCAGAAGACGAAGAACGGGCTTCGTGGACAGCACGGACGGCCCACTGTCTGCTATTTTCGAGGCGACAACCAATACATTGTTTACAAGAACAACGAATGAAACGGCTATCGCCAGCAAGCTCAGGGTGAGAGGCAAGGCTACCGTAAAAACTATAATGTTGTTTTCCATTTTTCGTAATCGCTCCCTCAACTGGATACATGAGAATAGGATTATAACAAACCATATTAATCACCTGTACCGATTGTATCAGGATTAAGTCAGAATGTCAAATCCTAAATCCACCTCGTCCTACTCTTTTAAAATTTCTGCGACGAGATCTGGAGGTACGCCGGAAAAGACGGCGAGAACCTCGTTTAGATAAGCGACGCCTTCTCATTTAGCATCCCTCCAAGAACCGAAAAAACGGCTAGTTTTTTTAGAATCATTCTTATTAGCAACTGGCTCAACAAGTTGCGCAACATCGGTTTGAAAATCCGAGGCAACTTTTTTAGCAGTAACAGTGTTCGAAGAAGCTTTACCTTTCAGAGCTTCGATCAGATCTACAACTTCCTGAATAAAAGGGACAACAACAGAAACGATAAAAGTAAGAATCATAGTAGTTTTATTAGACATAAAATTATCTCCTTCCAAGATAACGGCCTCCGAGGAAGCCTATAACATTTTTGACAGCAGAACCAACACCACTAGCGACAGATCTAGGAGCACCTGTAAGACTTTCGAGATTCTTATAAAAATCACGTTCCATGCCTGCCATTTCAGATTGAATATTATCAAAAGCGGCAGCAGAATTAGCACGGTTAGCAGAAGCAATGTTGTTTAAAACACCAGAGTTAAGGTAAGAACCCTGAAGACGAAGGTTTTCAAGCTCCAAATTCATCTTTTCAAGCTCATAACCAAGACGTTTTTCATAAGTCTGCTCACGAAGATTCAAATCATTTGCAAGAATACCATTCTCAAGAACTATACCATGGGTTCTCTGGCGCACAGAATCGGCTTCTGCGACGAGTTTTTCAATTTGAGATATTGAAAGATGCTCGGCATTCTTAGCCTGCCTTTCAGCGGCACTAGCGGCTCTAGCAGAGTTCATGGTAGAACCAATATCACTCATGCCTACAGAAGCGGCTGAAGCTCCAGATATAGAACCGCCTATACCATTAGTTGCGGCAAGAATAGGATTAAGACCAGCATTGCGCATATCTTCTACGGCCCATTGATAACGATGTTTATAGTTTTCAACGTTCCACGCGTTAGCCTGTGCGGCATTAGCAGAGTTGTAATGATTCTGAACCGCAGATCCTAAAACAGAGCCAGCAACACTGCCTAAAGTATTAGAAAGCCATGACATAAAACCAACTCCTTCTAGAAGTGATCAACAAGGCCGGGCGTACCAAACATAGGCATAGGACGCACAGTAGTGTAACGGAAGCCTATGTCAAGCAAGAACTCAGGCTCACTGGGAACAGCGATAATGCGCTCAATAGGCGGATTTTCAACAATAAACTCCTCGTTGAGAGTCGGGGCATTTTTAAAGAACTGTGAAAGATGCCAAACGTCAAGGTTACCACCAGTTACAGAACTACGAAACTTGCCTGTAATCTGCGAAGGTTTATAGCGATATTCGGCATAACGTTCCTGATAGCCGAAAACAGTAGTATCAGCTTCAGAACCCTGAGCGTAGATCTCACGAAGCTCAATAGCCTGTTCGCCAAGATGAGCGAATGTAGGCCAATAGAAATCGTAAACAGTAGAACGAAGCCACATCTTATTGATACCCTGCTGATAAGTAAGATCGGCACGAGCGCACACAAAACCAAAAATATAGCCATGCTCAACGAAAGACTTAGTAAAGCCATGGAACTTGGCAGCAGTAACACCATAAGCAGAGAGATTGCCTTGAGGGGAGGTATCGTCAGTTGCGGAAGTCTGCGCTATTGGATTGACATTTACCATTTTGGTAAAGGAGCCGAGAAATTCCGGACGCTGAAGACGAGCGTCAGGAGAAACTACGCCAAAGAAGGAGCGAAGCACTTCTGTATACCGACTACCACCACGAGCAAGGCGCTCGTAGAATTTCTGCATTTGGAAGGCAGTACGAAGACTGTTGATCGTAAAGATGCTTGAAGTGTCCAAATCAACATAAGAATCTTTAGGAAGAAAATTAGAAGCAAGCTGGGCCGTCAAAACAACTTTTTCGGATGCGTTGCCAGCAAAACCACCTACAGCGCTATAATCAGATCCTGGACGGGCAAACGAAATAGATCCATCACCGGATGCAACCCTACGGCCACCAGAACTAGAGGAATCGCCGCCATAAGCGGCAACAGCAGCAAGCTGACCACTACTGCTGTGGAGAAGATAACCAGTCGCAGGCGAAGGGTCGACTATAGAAGCGGTACCAGCAAGACCTATAGAAACGCCAGGTCCTTTCTGTGTCCACGGAAGAGCAGAAGTAAAGTAATCATGACGCTTACCACGAGGCGGACAGGCTAAGCCGGGAACAACATTGGTACCTGACGAGAAAACCCAAGAAGGCTGCTCGGAAGCTCGGGCAGAGTTTAAAACTTCGTTAGTATCGCCTTTCTGGATCTTGACGGATTTTTGGAGGTTTTCGTCTCTAAACCATTCATTCCAAATAAGGTAAACACCACGAAATGGAAGGGCACTAATGCCAGATAAATTACCAGACGCATTCACGGGCAAACCGAAATAGTCCCATAAAGAGCCTAAATAAGCATTATTAGAATTACCAGTAGAAGTAACAGTAGGGATAACATAATCAGTGTTATCATCAGGGTCTTCCTGCTCAAAGCAGAAGTTCTGCCAGTGTTCCCAAACGAGGCGGTTTGGTACAAAAAAGAAAAACCAGTCCAGATAAATATTATCCATGATAGGCTTAATAGGAGTAGCCAAACGAGCGAAATAATTAACAGACATACGTGTAGTATCGCCAGGCAAAACCTCGTCAACAAATACAGGTATAAGCTTACCTGAATTAAACGTTGTCTTATAAACATGCGAACGGTCGAATTTAGACCTTTTCATGTACATTGCAGGAGCATCGCTAAAGCGATGTCCTCGAACTCTTATTTTTTTTCGAGCCAAAATTTCACCTTCTTCGAAGTGTAAACCTAATAATTAACCTAAAGCAAATTATTATTAGGTTTTAGATTATTTTTGCGTCACCTACGCCAGTTACATCAAGTAAGTAACTGGCTTCGGTGACGCCTATTTTTGTGTTTCTTCATTATTTTGTTCTAAAGTGTTACTTTTTTCTTGTGTTTGTTTACTACTTACGGACTGTTGTGGTTCGTCGAAGGCATGTTTACTACCATACAGACCTTGTTGTTGGAGATATTCGAGCGTTGCAGGATCATTCAAATGATCGATGAAATTCATGGGATCGTGACCGAATTTTGCTCGAACGTAAGCGGGTAAACTGTAGAATTCTTCACGAACTCCGGACACAAGCTCAAGCGCTGTACTGTAGTCGCCGGGAAGCGTTGCATCTCCAAACTGCAGATAAGCGTATTGCGAACTATCGCCGAGATCAAGAGTCATGATACCTTTCTGACCATCTGCATACTTATTTACGATGTAATTGATATCAGTTTCCTCTTTCTCGTCCTGAACTGTAAGAGAGGGCATGGTAAACTCAATGCCGCAATGATCATGTTCTTCTGCAGGATCGTAAGCTGTCTTAAATTTCATAGTTTCACCTCCTTTCGTAGGCGCCTAGACGCGGCGGGCGTAGCGTACAAAAAAAAGACGATCTCTTGCGAGACCGTCCTTTTTCTGATACGCTCTTTATTAGATTATCACTTAGTAGAGTCATTGTCAACAGTCTGCACATATTCTATGGCGCGACCAACCATGATAGGAATACGGGACTCGTCACAATTCTCAACGTAATAGCGACCGTCGCTGTCACCGAGATTGCCAACATAATACAAAGTAAAATCTTCAGGATACTTTTTAATAAGCATTTTATCATCGTTAACTATACCTTCAAAAGCTCGCAGAGCGAGCATATCATTGTTTAAATGATGCGGTTTTCTCCGTATGTAGTGGCGATAAGTACCACCACTTATTTC